CAAAGCAGACAGCGGAGCAGATAATGATGAATTGCTACCTGCTAACAAATTAGATATCACTGATTTTGGTGGGTCTGATATTGGTGGTGCATCAGAAATCACATCTATTCCAATCGCTGCAGGTGGCGGTGCAGGTGGTATTACTTCACCACTGGCAATCCTAAACCGTATTGCACGACAAATGGATCAGGCTGCAGTAGACACTGACTCAAGATGGTGTGTGGTTGACCCTGTGTTTGCAGAAATCTTGATGGACGAAGATTCAAAATTAATTAATTCTGACTTCGGTGGTGGAGATGAGCTACGAAACGGACGTATGCCCGGACAACTTCGTGGGTTCACAATCTACAAATCCAACAACCTACCTGCACTAGGTACAGGGGCAGGAACTGCAGCATCAGCAGGTTCAGAAACTAACATGAGTTTCCTAGTAGCAGGACATTCATCTGCAGTAGCAACAGCGGAACAGATCGCCAAAACAGAGACTTTCCGTTCGCCTACAACCTTCGCAGATATTGTCCGGGGAATGCAGTTATATGGAAGGAAAATACTCCGTCCAGAAGCTCTATTCACAGCCGCTTACAACTTAGCGTAAGTTATACAGTATTATGGGGGGCAGGTCAACTCTTGCCCCTCAACTAAATGTACTTAGGAATTTTGTATGCCCTCTACCTATATAGACCTATCAAATAAAACTTTGCGAAGGCTGAATGAGGTAGAGATACCCGTTTCAGACTTTCTTACTGTACGAGGGGTACAGGCTTTAGTTAAAGATGCAGTCAGGGCTGCAATTGCAAAAGTCAATCAGGCAGAATTTGAATGGCCTTTTAATGCTGCAGAGTTCACACAAACTCTAGTAGCAGGTCAATCAGAATACTCTTGGCCTACAGCTTTTAAAAAGGCTGATTGGAATACATTTCAGATCATAAAAGACGAATCCCTTAATACGGGATTTACTACTTTAAAGTATATGGAACGAGATGAGTGGTATGCTACTAGAAGAGATGCAGACTCCGAAGGGGGTAATGCAGGAGTAGGTGTTCCAGAATATGTATTTGCTTCTCATGGCACAGGATTTGGAGTCACTCCTTCTCCTAACGCAGCTTTTAGAGTAAGATTTAGATACTTTCTTAATTATACAGATTTAAATGCAGCTACTGACGTAACTAGAATACCAGAAAGTTTTGACAATGTTATAGTAGATGGCGCACTTTATCATATGTATATGTTTAAAGATAATGTAGAGGCGGCACAAATTGCGTTTCAAGCATTTATGAGTGGACTAAAAGATTTACAAACCTTATTTATCAATAACTATGAG